GATCTTTGCTTTTTCGGAGATATTAACAGCGAAAGTTTGGGGGAATGGCAAAAGTATTACCCAGAAGACAAAGCCCCGAAAGATGTGCAGGACTTTTTGGATCAGCTTGACGGCGTTTCAAAAATCAATGTGCATATCAACAGCGGCGGCGGCTCAGTATTCGGCGGAATTGCTATTTACAATATTTTAAAGAGGCATAACGCAGAAATAACCGTATATGTGGAAGGGTTAGCGGCGAGCATCGCAAGCGTTATAGCAATGGCGGGCGATCGAATCATCATACCAGCAAACGCACAGATGATGATCCACAAGCCAAGTTCGATCACATGGGGCAATGCAGACGATATGCGCAAGGAGGCAGATATTTTAGACGGATGCCAGAAGGTTATATTAAACACCTATATGCAGCACACCAAAGAGGGCATAACGCCGGAGCAGATAAACGCGTTAATTGATGCGGAAACTTGGAAAAACGGCGAGGAATGGCAGGAATTTTTTGATATCGAGGTAGCGGAAAAAAGCAATGCAGCAGCCTGCGAAAGCGATTATTTTGACCGGTACAATAACCTGCCGGGAAAGCTGAAAGCGGAACATGAGCCGCAGGCGGTTGACATTGGCGGCATAGCTGATGCGGTGACGGAACGGCTAGAAAAAGCGTTAGAGGAATTTGCGAATAAAAACAGTGCGCAGGCAGCAGATGAGGAAAAGCAGATAGAGGAAATATTAGAGGATTTAGATTTGATCTAAGTCCTTTTTTCATGCAAAAATTAAGGAGGGTTAACCATGAATGAGGAATTAAAGAAAATGTTAGATGGCATCAAGGCAAAGAAACAGGAAGTGAGGGATCTTTGCAAGGCGGGGAAAATCGAAGATGCGAGAAAGGCAAAGGAAGAATTGATAGACCTGCAGGCGCAGTTTGACTTACTCTATGATTTGGAGCAGGAGAAACTGGACGATATACAGCAGCAGGCAGCAGCCGGAACCGCAAAAAAAGTCGTGGATCAGACCAAAAAAGTCATGGGCGCATTTGTGAACGCAATCAAGGCGGCGGTAGGAAAGGGCGATTTGTCGGACGATGATAAAGAAATCCTTAACTCCATGAAAGAGGGAACGGACGAGGACGGCGGCTTGACGGTGCCGAAAGACATCCGCACAGCTGTCAAGAAGCTGAGGCGGTCGGAGGACGCACTGGAAACGCTTGTAAACGTGGAGCGCGTAAGCACGTTAAGCGGCAGCAGGGTCATTGAACGCTACGCCGACCAGACGCCATTTGACAACGTGGACGAGGCGGCAGAGTTCCCGGAGGTTTCCACGCCGCAATTTGAAGACATTAAATACAAGATAAAGAAAAAGGGTGGCATTTTAAAGGTCACACAGGAGCTTTTAAGTGACACCGCTGAAAATATCATCGGTTACCTGAAACAGTGGATCGCTAAGAAAGCAAAAGCGACAAGGAACTTTATGATTGTTGCCAAGATCCGGGAAATCACCAAAGATGCCGAGGTTCCGGTTGAGGGGCTAGATGATTTGAAAAGAATATTCAACATCCTGCTTGATCCCGCCATTGAACTATCCGCAGGCGTGGTTACTAATCAGGACGGCTATAACTGGCTTGACACCTTAAAGGATAAGGACGGCAAATACATCATGCAGCCGGATCCGACAAAGCCAATGAGCACGTTGTTATTCGGCAAATATCCGGTAAAAAAGGTAAGCAATAAGACAATGCCGAGCGTAGCGGCAGAGGGTGGCTATAAGGTGCCGATTGTTTGCGGCGACCTGAAAGAGGCAATCACGATATTCGACCGCGAAACGCTTGCGATTGGCATCTCAAACATCGCAGGCAAGTTGTGGGAAACGGATCAGACCGGCATTAAGGTGCGCGAGCGTCTGGATATTCAGAGCGTGGACGAGGAGGCAATCGTTATGGCGGAGCATTTGATCGAGGAATCGGACGGTGCAGCAATGGCGAACATCAAGCCGGACGAACCAAAGACATACACGCAGGCAGAAATTGAAAAACTGTCACGCGAAAAGATTATTGCATTAGGAACCCAATTAGGGTACGCAATGACGACAACGGCGGCGGATGAAAAAGCGGCGGTTGTGGCTGATTTCATGGCGCAGCAGGCAGCAGCGCAGGGCGAGTAAGCAGCAATACAAGGCAAGCAGCAAGGATAACGGCGGCGGGCATTGCTCCGCCGCCCATAAAGGCAGGTATGCGTCATGATAATTTCATTGAAAGAAGTAAAAGAGTATGTGCGGATCGATATTGACGAGGACGATCAGTTGTTGGAAACACTGATAGCAGCAGCAGAGGAATATTTAAAAAATGCAACTGGCAAAGAGTACCCTGAAACGGACGAGGACGGCAACAAGATTAAATATGAACTTGAAAAAATCTATCTGCAATTGCTTATCGCTTATTGGTACGAAAAGAGGACGCCCGCCGGAGGCGTCGGGGAAGATTTTAGCTTTATGACAAAATCGCTAATGCTGCAATTACAAAATAAGTAGGTGGGCTATGGACATCGGACGAACCAACAAACGGATTACATTCTGCAGGTATGAGGAAAAAGAAAACGCATTATCGCAGATAGAACAGGCATTGACTGAGGTAAAGACGGTATGGGCGAGCGTGGAGCCGACAAGGGGCAGGGAGTACCAAGAGGCGCAGCGTATAAGACCGGAATTGACATATAAAATAACAACGCGATACCATAAAGAGATAACGCCGGATATGTACATTAAATTCAAAGACCGCTATTTCAACATTGTTTCAATCATCAACGTAAGGGAGGAAAATGCAATGCTGGAAATTATTTGCACGGAGAAAATTGCAGAAAGATAGCAAAAAAGACGAAAAACATTGAATGATAAGGGATGGTGCGGTATAATGTAAAAAAATTATCCGGGAGGAACGAATATGAAAAACGTTAGCAGTCAGAAAAAGCCGTTATGGAAAAAGTGGTGGTTTTGGGCGTTGGTCGTGGCGGTTTTGATTGGTGGGGTAATAGAATTTACCGAACCGGAAACAGAAGAACCGGCAACGGCGATAGTAGAACCAACAACAGAACCAACAACAGAGAAAAACGAGCAGACAGAAGAACCGACAACGACAGCAGAGCCGATAACAGAACCACAAAAACACATTTACGACAATGTAATCATTAAAGATGTGATGAACGGTTTTCGGTCAGAAAAGATAGGCGAATATTCAATTATAGAAATTAAGTCAGATCAGGTAACGGAAGAAATTCTTGCCGATTGGTATTTTAATTATGTTGAAAAGAACGACTTTAATTGGAATATGATACTTTATACTGATAGAGAAAATGAAGGTATCTATGCAATCACAGGAATTATCAACAAAGATGTGAAGTTTAATATAGATGAATACGGAGATTACAGTTTAGGGGATAGCACAAACGGAATAACATATGTACCAGATAGTGAGAATACATTAAAAGAAATACAGTAAATAAAAGGCATTGTTGCGGAATAACGGCGTAACAATGCCTTTATGCGTTAAAATAGGTGAGAAAATGGCAGAAAGTTTTGAATTTAGTTTTGACGGACTAGAGGAATTTCAACGTGATTTAGAAAAAGCAATCAGAAAAGCACCAGTACAAGCAGAGGAAACGCTGATAGAGTTAGGAAAGGAATTTAAAAAAACTGCCCAAAAAAGGGCAAAATCAGAAACAAAACATATAAAAAGAGAAGGTAATGATAAAAAGTGGGCAATAGAGAAAAGATGGGGACATAAGTTGGTTGACGATGGTTTAGGCGCAACGGTTTTAGTATGGAACAGTGCGCCGCATTTTCATCTGATAGAGAATGGGCATCAACTTGTTAAAGGGGGTCATGTTATCGGTTTTGTGCCGGGAAAGCACATAATGGAAAAAGCGAGGAACGATTACAAAGACATTGTACCAGAACGGTTTGAAAAAATGGTGGACGATATTTTAAAGGGAAGTGATTTAAATTAAATTCGTAACGATAAAAGAAGCAGTTAATAAATTGCTAAAAGGGAGATACCCACCGCCACGATATAAAATCTATGGGAAAGAGATAAAAGAGAATTACAATCCTCCATGCTTTTTCACAGAGATTATAGACGGAGGCAGCGAAGCAGAAACAAAAAATTTCGCAAAAGGCAGATTTACAATCAAAATAACATATTTTCAAAAAGAAAAAAACGAGTTGGATCAGCTCGAAAAGGTGGACGAAATAAAAGACCTTTTCGGGCTGATTTTTTGTGTTGGGAACCGGAAGCTGACAATAGGCGAGTTTTCAAGCGATTACATCGGAGAGTATCAAGACATTTTGCAGATCAGTATTGAAATTGACTACAGGGAAAACACACAAAAAGAAGATACGGAACCGGCGGCACAAGAAATAGGCGTAGATATAACGCAAGGTTAAAGGAGGCTGAAAAATGGGCGCACCAAGTATTGACATTAGTTTTATTGAAAGGGCAACATCAGCGATTGCACGAGGCGACAGGGGCATCGTCATGTTATGGGTAAAGGACACGTTACCGCCGCCCGCAATCAACCCGGCGACGGTGGTTACGGAAAGCGATATACCGGCGGGCTTGTCAGATGTGACGATAGAGCAGGTAAAACTTGCCATGATCGGCTATGTAAACGCACCCAAGAAAGTGCTTGTGCATTGCATGGGGATTGCGGAAGATGCAGAGACGGCGGAAGTTGACGCCGGATATAAAAAAGCGATGGAAGCAGCAGAAACAATCAAGTTTGACTATCTGGCAATCCCGACAGTGGAAACGGATGGAAAAGGGGAAGATGTCGCAGCATGGGTCAAGTCCATGAGGGGAAACAAGAAAAAGAAGATCAAGGCGGTTTTACCGAATGTAGCGGCAGACAATGAAGGAATCATTAACTTTACCACTGAAAAGAGCGTAAAAACGGAAACCGTAACCGGAAAGGATGGTTCAAAAACAACAGTAGACACGATTTATACGTCAGAGCAGTATTGTGCGAGAATCGCCGGACTGATTGCAGGTACGCCTATGACGATTGCCTGCACCTATGCACCGTTACCGGAGTTATCGGATTGCACAAGATTAACGGATAATGACGCGCCGGTAGATAAAGGCGAGTTTATTATTTTCTATGACGGCGAGAAAGTAAAGGCAGTAAGGGGCGTCAACAGTTTCATTACAACAATTGACGGAAAGGGCGACAGCTTTAAAAAGATTAAGATCGTCGAAGCTATGGACATGATAAACGATGATATTGTAAAGACGGCGCAGGATAGTTATTTAGGAAAGTATGCAAACACATACTCCAACAAATGCCTTCTGATAACGGCAATCAGCAGTTATTTTGCGCAGCTAAAGCGCGATGATATTGTAAGCAGCTATTCTGTTGGATTGGATGCAGAGGCAATCCGGATCTATCTGAAAGGGAAAGGGCAGCAGGCAACACTTGACGATGGCACGATAAAGGAAGTTGACGATTGCAGTGATGAAGAAATTATTACGGCAAACACCGGCGCAAGCGTATTTTTGACCGGAAATGCAAAAATATTAGACGCAATAGAAGATATTAAGATGCCTATTTACATTTAAGAAGGGAGGTAACAGAATATGCCACAGCAATTTAGTCCAGAACAGGTTATCAACGGATCATGGGGGGAGGCTTGGCTTGACGGTGAATATCTGGCTCAGGTAACGGCATTAAAGGCGGAAGTTACGCCGAAGAAAACGGCTATCGCAATGGTGCAGAGGTTGAACGAAGGGCAGAAAATGACCGGGCTGGAGCTGAAAGGGGAAATAAAGCTGCATAAAATAAACAGCGTGATCATGAAAAAAATGAGTGAGTGTTTCAAGCGGGGCAAGATGATGACCTGCACGATTATATCAAACGTGCAGGATCCGGACGCCTTAGGCGGGGAGCGCGTAGCTTTATATGGATGCCTGTTTGACAAGCTGACACTTGCGGATTGGGAAGCGGGGAAAATGGGAGAAGAAAGCTACAGTTTCACATTTGAGAACTGGGAAATATTGAACAGCATTTAACTAAGAGGCAGAGGGTGCATATGCACCCTTATTTTTATGTAAAGGAGAAAAAGAAATGAATTTAGTTGAAAGATTGTTAGCGGTAGACAAGGGCGAATTTGACAAGATAGAGAGAAAGGAGATTCCAAGCAGGCAGTTATCAAAACTTTTGGGCGAGGATGCAAGCGTGACAATACAGGCAGTGGACGGCGATCTTTTCGGTGCATTATCTGCAAGTGGATTAGATGATAGCGGGGAGGTTGATTATGGAATGGCATTCAGCACAAATGCCAAGATTGCAGCTGCAGGAATCGTGAACCCAAACCTAAAGGATGATTCGTTGTTGAAGCATGTAGGAGCAGCGACGCCGGCAGATGCAGCAAAAAAGATTTTTAAAGGCGAAATCAACAAGATTGCGGAAGAAGTCTCGAAGCTAAGCGGATTCAAAAACGAGGAAACAACGGATAAAGAAGTAAAAAACTAATCAAAAGCGATAGGGAGGTAAACATGGATTACCTGCACTATCGCTTTAAAAATTGGAAACCTTTTGAATACATGAGCCTGCCGGAAGGACAAAAGCGCATAGCGCGGGCGTATATGCGGCAGGAAATG